TCAACTTCAACGGCAGCGTTCTGTCCAATCAAACCACAGTTCGTTCCAACTTGTTGAAACGAGAATGTAAACGGTGGTCCAACAAAACGCATGATAAATAATGCCGTGTCGGTCCAAACATAGATTGCATCACGACCACGAATGGCTCCAACGATCCGTGATCCGTCGGCCAGTCTCTGTGTACCAGCAGTGTTGGTTGATGATGGAGCATACGATGTTGTTGCATCAATACTTTCTTGATCTGAGAACCTGATAAACATTGGATCTTTAGTTGACTTTGTACCAATCGTTGTTTCAGTTCCAAAAAATATTAAGTGTCGATCTGGTGCAGAAACTAAAGTTTGTGCGGTTGCTGTTGGTGCGTTTGCTAATATTGTTGCACGTGTTGAGTTTGCAGCGGTTGCTTCTGAGTTCCAACTAAATGTTTCACCACCGTTAATCGTTGCGATTAATAAATTACCAAAGTTATCAAGAGACCAGATTCCTGGTGCAGTAACAACGTCTCCTGATGGCGCACTGTTCCAAGCAGCAAAAGAGGCAGCATCTGTTACTGTTGCTCCAGAACTATGCGCAGCAGCCGTGGTTCCTTGTGATCCTCTTGTTAAACCTGATAATGTTCCAGAGTCATCGTTTGCTGTGTAAGTAATAAGTTCAGTTCCAATCAACACTGTTCCAGATGAAGAGAACGAAGATGAACTCGCCATGGTTAAACTTGTAGCGCTATCGGTTAGAGATGAAGATAGCGTTGACGTAAACTGTCCTGATAATCGACCACCCCATTGTCCAAGGCCCCAACCCGTTGCAGCCGTTTCTAATGCTAGACCTACAGGATAATAATACTGAACTCGTATACCTCCAGATGTCGTTGCACCAGAACCAGACTCTGCTGATGGCATGGTAATTGTAATCGTCGTATCAGATGGAATAGTGGTGACTGCAAATTTTTTATCATCAAAGTCTGTAGATACAAAATTAGAATTAGTGATTGATGAAAAGTTATCTAGTAAAATAATGTCTCCAACATTTTCAATGTTGTGTGCACTAGCAAAAGTAATGGTAACGGTTGATGATCCGTTAGTAGTTGTAAACGCACTTGTTAATGTTGTTGTCGATTTAATTGGATGGATGTCGTAGAAGACACCGCCTGAATAAACATACAATACTCTATTAGTTCCAAGCGCTGCATATTTAATACCCGCTGTTGTTACAAAATGATGGATCGCTGTATTACGACCCGTGATTTTTGTATCACCAAGCTGTGTCCAACCACCTATCTTTTCAGGAATTCCATATCTAAATCTAATATTATCACCATCAGTCCATTGTCCTTCACCACTAGAAGAACTAACTTGTTTATTTATTCCTGGTGCAAATCTTAGTTTTTGTAACATAATCTACCTCGCATTGTTTGGCACCCCATTAGAATTTACTATGGGAGAATGAGCAAAAGCTATGAGAATATAATCTCTACTACCATTAAACCCATCATTGCTTCCTCTAAATTTTATACCTGTACTACAAAAATCACAAATATCAGTAGAGCTACTTTCTGAATTTGAATTGTTAGGAAATAATCTTCTGTTTATAACATTTCTATCATCATCTCTTTGGTCATCGAACATGTGCCACGGGTCGGTGGATGTGATGTCCTTCACGATACAGAATGAGGGCCTAAAACCTAGGTAGACGAAGGTCCCGTCCGAGCTATTATTTCCAGTGTACTTGGTAAAACGGCTATATCCCTTCTTTTCCGCAAAACAATAAGCAACATAATTTTGACCACTCGCACCTGTTAAGTTACCTGCTCCACTACCTGATACAAAAACAGAACTTGTTGTTCCAGTATTAACAGTATCGTTAAAACCAGCACTTCCAGCAAAAATAGTATTTGTTAAATTTAATTGTAAAACTTCGTTGTTATTTAATGTATCTGGTAGAGCCACACACCAGTGATTAGTTCCATTTCTTTCTTTAACAATAATCAAACCTGGTTTTGCTCCAAGACCATGACCCACTGTATCTGTTGCAGTTGAACTAGCAGTATAGGTAACGATACTAAATCCATGAGTTTGATCTACACTTACGGAACTTGTAATATCACCATCACTGTTTGATGATGCAGAACCTCCTGCCTTCCAGCACCAGGCCACATACGTTGCATTATTTTGATTCCAGTAAGCTTTATCACCTGTCCCTTCTGTTCCATCTTCAACTCTAAAACCATCTGATAAAAATGCACTAAGATAACCAAAACGATCTTGTGCTCCAGCACCTTCTATACCATTACTATTTGATTGTAACTCTCCGTTTTCACCAGCACCCCTAACAACATCTAATAAATTGTGACCTGCCGCATCATCTCTTCTGCGACCCCAAACCCAATCAGGTTGAAAACCTACGCCAGTTATGTCTCTAGAATCAGCATCATTACCTGTCCATTTAATGGTGTTAAAGTATAAACCAGGATCATCAATAGTTGTATAAGCCATCAGCCAAACTCCGCTAAGTTTTTAGTGTTAAGTGTATATCCACTATTTGTACTATATTCAAAATTACCATATCCCGCTGGATCAGAATTACTTGATGAAATAGAATAATGCGGACTACCAAAATTAAATGAAGCTGTCATTCCAACCTCCGCAAAACTTGGTAAATAATATCCAGATAAACCTGTAAAAGCATCCCCTTGAGATGAACCATTTTTATAAAAAGTAAGTGTGCCATTTCCAGCTAATATTCCTATAATATCATTGTTTGTAAATGATGCTCCGTATGAAGATGCACTAGTTCCTATATATTTATTACCATCAGAATAATATCCATAAAAACCTGCTCTACTAGTATTATTCCATTGTAAATCTAAAGGTGAAAGTCCAATGACAATTCCGTTTCCTATACTGTCTATTTTTGTTTCCCAATAAAATTTATTTGAACCACTCATATCAATAGCTAATGTTCCAAAAGCTAAATTTCCACCCTGTGCTGAAGCTGTCCATTTTAAATCACCTTCACTCAAAGTTCCTGAACCAAAATTTAAAGCATTTAAGGTACAATGATTATTAGTACAAGTATCTGTAGATTGACTAGTTGCTCCAGCGAGTGATGTATTTAAATCATTACCATTTCCAGACGTATCAGCACCTAAATCTGAACTATCTTTAAATTCAAGATAATATCCATTTGTACCAAAAGTAACATCATCTTTAAAATCTTTTGGTTTCCAAATTGTTGGACTATCTTCGTCAAACTCTCCAAATGATGTAGGTGCTAATTGCTGTCCATCTATAAAAGCCACCTCTGCTGCATACCCAGGAAAATGATCTGTGTCTTGTTGTTTTCTAAAAAGATAAATAACATCACTTGAATCATTAAAACCTAAATTATCATTATAAGACATAGCAGTTGTTGATGAAAAGTTAGTTATTTGAACACCATTAACATACATTTTTTGTCTATCAATTTCTTCTGTGGCCGCACTATTAACTGCAACAACAATGTGCATCCAACCTGTGGTATCTCTAAATAATGCATCTGTATTTAATTGAAAACCACCACCATTTGCTTCAGTATAAAATGATAATCTACCATTTTGGTCATCTCTAAAACGAACACTTATATAGTAATTTGGTGACGCACCGCTTCCCCCCATATGTAATAATCTTGGCACATCTGTATTTCTCTTACTTCTTTTAATCCAACAAGAAAAAGTAAAAGCTTTATTTGAAGTTCCAGCTTGTGTTAAGGTTCTACTAAAATGGTCATCTGTACCATCAAGTCTTATTGAATTATCTACACTAAAAGCTGTGTCTCTAACTGAATTTGCTCCAAGAATGGTAGGCATTAATCCTCCAACGTTGGCAGATGACCAATAGGTCTTTCCATCACAGGGTTTTCCTCTGTTCCTGTATTAACGTTAGTAAACAAAGTTTCTAGTGCTGCAGTGTCCGCTGCATTAGTAATCGATGTTTCCATCTGAGCTGCTTTTGTTCTAACCGCTGCTCTGTGTGTTGTGATTGAAGATGGCACCGCTGTGCCTGCATCTGCTTTTCTAATAATATACCAATCTGTTTCTTGTAATATACCAGCAGCTTCTTTTTTAATGTCTCTAATTAATACTGTTTTTAAACCTTCAGTTTTTACGTCCCCAACTTCTTTATCACTTGGTAAAAATCCATTATCTGAGTCTGCTTGTGTCCATAAAGTGTCTGCATGCGCTTTAGCGGTTGCTGTTCCGTAAGAACCTGTAACTTTATTATTTGCAAAAGAGTAAGTTACATCTGTGTTTACATACCACTTTTCATTTTTTTTATTTGTTTGATTTATTGTAACAGCATAAACACCAATCGCATTTCTGTCGCTTTCGCTCCAAAGCGTAAATATTGATTTTGGATATTGAGTATCTCCAATGGTAACACCTTTATTACCTGCGAAATATTTTGTTATTGATCCTGATTCGACTAATGCAAACATATTATGATAACGTTAGGTTTAGATTTCTTCCGACTTCTAAAAATTTTGAGCCGTTATATCTAAACACAAACAAGTCTCCTTTACTAGCTGTTGTGGTTAATGTTGGTGCTGTGTCTGCAGTAAATTCATACACAGCGTTAAATGATAATGTTCTCGATCCTGTGCCATCTTGTATAACGAGTAGTGAAACAAATTGACCAGCGACAGCGTTTGATCCCGCGCCTAAAGTTCTGTTTGCACCAAGAGTTACTTTTGCAACAGGAGATGCTGCAACATCCCAAGAGATAGTTGATGCATCTGTTAGCGTAGCTTCTTGGTTAAAAGCTGCAGCACCAAATATAGAAGTACCTCCAGCTGACATATCCATAGTCAACGCTGTTACAGCAGAACCACCATCATCACCTTTAAATATAATATCTTTGTCTTGAACACTTGAAGTTATAACTGCATCGCTTGAACTGTTACTGATATCAAGAATAGATGTTCCACCAGATTTAAATGTTACATTGTTACCCGCTGCATCTAATACTATGTCCGCAGCAGCATCAACAGTAAGATTATTAGCACTAATGGTCATATCAGTGCCATCACCTTCAATTTTTTCTGAGTCTCCACCAAAAACAATTCCAACGTTGTTTGGAATGTGTACATCTGATGTTGCTGTTAAATTAATTTTAGCTCCAGAGGCAATCGTTAAATCTGTTCCATCACCAGAAATTTTTTCTCCAGAATCTGCAAATCTTAATTCTTTTCCTGACGCCATAAGAAAAGCAGAGACGTCTCCATCAAATCTTGCGACCTCAGTTGATGAACCACCATCATTAACTTTAAATATGATATCTTTATCTGATGTTGCAGACTCAATAATAAAATCAGTTGAACTA